AATATGAACCCACGAAATGCAAAAGCGGCTTTCCGCCACCACGAGAAAAAAATGGCGGAGCTCCGGGACAAGACCAACCTGGATGCCAACTCAATGCTCGACGTTATCAACGAGGGCACCCTTCACATGGTCGAACATTTTAGCCGGGCCATCGGTCCGCAATATAAGCGCGACTATGTGTTCGTTATGGGCAAGGCGTTCCTGGGAACTGAAAAGGCTGACCCAGCCCAGGACGTCCAGGCGTGCTCGTTTTTCCATTGCGGCGATATCCACGAGTGGTCCCATGACCTGGCGGATCTTATGGCCGCGGAGCCAGCGATCCACGACCATGTGATGCACGCGATCCACATTTATCACCTCAACAAACTGACAGGCAAATGAAAATTTTCAAGTACCCCGTAACGATCAGCGACGACCAGAACGTCGTGATGCCCGCGGGCGCGCAAATCTTAACCGTCCAGATCCAGGGACGGACACCGGTGCTCTGGGCTCTGGTTGATGAAACCGGTCTGCCGACGCAACGGCGCATCGAAGTGCATGGAACCGGCAACCCGATCCCGGAAGGAAAGCGTCAATATATCGCCACGATACAGACCCACCAGGGCCAGTTCGTGTGGCACTTCTTTGAACGCTTTTAAAAGTTAATGGAAAGTTTTTTTATATTGCGCCAAATCTAAGTACATGACGACACCGAAAAAAGCGAGTAAGGTCCGGCACGCCCGGACCATTGCGCTCGAACTACACAAGCAATGGCGGACCCTGGAGCGAAAGGGCGACGCGGATAAATTGGCGACCATCCTGGAGGTATCAAAGCCCACCATCGACAAAGCACTCATTTACGGCTGCGTACACCAGCAGAAAATCGTGGACGGTATAACCAAATTTTTCGCCGATCGCATCCTGGCCGAAAAGGAAAGCGCCCAGGGCCTAAAAGACCTAGCATCACAAACCCCAAACTCTTAACCAATGACAGACAACGCAAACAAAGAAGCCGAAAAGACCGAAACCGTCACCGCGGAGGTCATCCAGGAAACAGCCATATCGCTGATCACCAAAGCCGAGATCGATATGCAAATCAGCACGGCCCAGGCGTTCCCGCGGTCCATGCAAAAGTTCCTGCAACAAGCAAGGGAAATGGCCACCCTGACCGTCGAGATCGCGGAAAGTTGCGCCTATTCATTGCCCAGGGGAGGCAAATTCGTCGAGGGTCCATCGGTTCGCCTGGCTGAAATCGTGGCCAGCTGTTACCACAACCTTCGCACGGGCGCGCGCGTAATATTCAACGACGGCAAAGTGATCACCGCCCAGGGTATCGTTCACGACTTGCAAAAGAACATCATGCACACCGAGGAGGTCCAGCGGTCCATCCAGCAGAATGAATGGGAGCCAGATCCGAACAAGCCAGGCAAGAACCGGAAAACCGGGCGCATGATCCCTATGACCGAGGACATGCAAATCGTCACCGGCCGGGCGGCGTGCGCGATCGCTTACCGCAACGCTGTTTTTAAAGTGGTCCCTGCGGCCATTATCCAGGACCTGTACGAACTGGTAAAGGAAACCGCCAAAGGGACCGCCGAAACCCTGGTGGCCCGCCGTGAGAAAGCTATGGCCTATTTCCGCGGCCTGGGCGTTAAGGACGAGCAAATATTCCAGATCCTGGAGGTGAAAGGACTGGCCGACATAGGGCTCGACGAACTGCAAAAGCTGACCGGCATGCGCGCGGCCATCAAGAACGGGGAGGCCACGATCGAAACGCTGTTTTTCACGCCTGACCCAAAAAGCAAAGCCGACAACGCGACCAAAAAGACCGAGGACAAGCTGAACAAAACCGGCAACAAGGCAAAGGACACGGCCGCGGCGATGGATGACAAATTGAAAGGCGGCGCCGACGGTACACCACCAGCCAGTTAGGTATTGCATCCGTGCAATATTTTTGTTTACTTTACCCGCAATACATTAAGGGCCAGCCAGACGGCGAATCCGGGCAGCCCTGTATTTTTACAATAATCACGAAAATCACGGCATGAAAAAACACATCGAACTCATCCCCACGGCTGGGATGGACCGGGACCAGTGGCTCTCTTATCGTCACTCCGGGATCGGCGCCAGCGAGGTCGGTTGCGTCCTGGGCCTGGACGATTACACCAGCTCCCTGGAGCTTTACTATTACAAAATTGGCGAGGTCCCTAAGTTCGACCTGGAAAACATGGCCAAATTTATCGGCAAGATCGACGAGCCGAAAATTGCGAAAATGTGGCAATACTGGGACCCGGCCACGCAGGACGAGCTGACCATGATCCGCAACTTCCAAATGGGTAAGGTCGTCCGCCGATGCCAGCGCGTCACCGCGTACGTCCGCAACCCAGCCTACCCCTGGTTATTCGTTTCCCTGGATCGAAAAATAAACAAGTACGACCACCGTGGCGAGGGCACCCTGGAGCTGAAAACAATCGGCGGCTGGGAGGCCGACAAATGGGACGCCGGGCTGCCGCCCAAATACATCACCCAGGTGAACACCCAGATGCTGGTGTGCGAGTTCCTGTTCGGGGAAATGGCACTGCTCCAGGATAACCGCCGGTTTTTTGTGTACCCGTTCGACCGGTCCGATAACATTGCCAACCACATCGTGAACCGGACAAAGGACTTCTGGGACCGGGTGGTGGCTGGCCGAAAGCTGGTAAATGAAAAATTCCACTGTATGACGACCTTCAACGAGAAGCGCATCCAGGAGCTGAACCACGAAATCGACGCCCTGGCGCCCGAACCTGATGGCACGCTGGCCTACGCGGACTTCCTGGCCGACCGGCATGGAAAGCCGACGCGCCTGGAAAGGAAGGGCAGTATAATCGAGCTGGATTTTGCCAAAGCACACCGCGACGCCAGCGATCGACTGAAAGAGATCCAGGAAATAAAGACCCTGAACGAAAACAATTTGAAACGCGCGATGGCCGACACCCAGTGCCTGGACTTTGGAACGGATGGCAAGGTGTACTGGTCCACGACGCCCAGCGGGTCCCGGATCTTTCGCAATAAGTTAAAAACTCGTGCATAACTACCTCCAAATGTGTGGAAAACGGCTTTTTTGCCGTGGGCGCTTTGTTCATTGTTTACATATATTCGCCGCCCATCTTTGTTGTGATCATAATGACCACGCCCTGGAATTAGGGCCGGATCGTGGCCAATTTCACAGCCTCACAAACCCTGGCCGCTGGTGCCCTAATCACCGCTGCCGGGTTTTTTATTTTATGCGACCAAAATACTCAAACGACGGCGGCAGCTTTTTGCTGATCCGTGACGAGCACCTCCTGATCACTGGCGGCAATATCGTGGCCGCTGCACTGATCCACATTTTTGAACATTGGCACTATCACAAGGTCGCCAACGGCCACCAGAACAAGGAGGCCAATGAGACGGCTGAACGCCACGGGGATCAACGAACGATGCCGGAAAGTCTTTACCAATGGCACACCACTGAAAGCCTGGAATCACAGTTAAAAGGTTTGGGATCTAAGCGAACCATCCAGGAGGCCCGGCAGCTATTGGAGGACCTGGGCGTGATCACTGAACACCGCAACCCGAACCCCCGCTACACATTCGACCGGACAATCCATTTCCTTTTTTACCCGAACGTGGTGGCCGAACTGCTCCTCCTGAAGGACCAGGTGAGCGCTCCATCGGCACAAATGAGCCAACGGGAGGACCAATCGGGTCAATATCCATATATATCTTCCATAAATAACCCCATAGATGACTCCACAGATAGTGCTGCCGCTGGCGCGACAGTGGATAAAAAGCCGGACATAAAACCGGACAAAAAGAAAAAAGCACCAGGCGCCGGGACCGATCAGGACTGGCAGCGGTGGGTGGATGCCTGGCATGAATTTTTTAAAGGGCGTCACGAAGGTATCGAGCCCATGTGGAACGGTGCAAACCTGGCCAGCCTGAAAAAATTGCGCGCGTACCTTTGCAAGATCGCCACCCAGGTGGACGGTAAGAGCCGAGACGATTGCGGGTTCGGTGCCTGGTCGTTCATCCTGGAAAACTGGGACCTGCTGGACGAATGGCAGCGCGGACAGTTCGACCTCGGCGTCGTTTATCAAAAAATTTCTAACATTCTAACCCAGATAAAAAATGGAACCAACACGAATAGGGGCGCTCATGCCAGTGGCAACGGAAAAGTTAGCCCTGGTGCCGCAAGGTTCGAGGCAATTAAAAACTATTGACCACGAGGACAGCTTCGGGCTGGCCGTGAATGATCAACGCCTGGCGCAAACCGGGGAGCCTGGTCTTAAAAATGCTTTGCAGTACGTGTTCGCCCTGGTGGGATTGCGGTCGGTACCGGTCGGTCCTGAAAAGGAATTTTTGCACCAGTACATCCTGAAAAATTACGCTGGCCATACACCCGCCGAGATACAGCTGGCCTTCGACATGGCGGTGCAGGGTCAGCTGGATCTGGACCCGCGGGACGTCCGGTGTTATGAAAATTTCTCGGTGATCTATTTCGCCACCATTATGCGCGCCTACCGCGCGTGGGCGAGTGACCAGGCCCGTCGCCTGGAGCGAGTGGCTGAACCACAAAAGCCGACTCCAGAACAGATCCTCACCATCAACATCGAGTACGCTTTTTACCTTTTTTCACTGGTCAATAAATTACCCGTCAAGCTATGAGCAAAGGCATGTTAAAAGACAAGATGAACCCGCAGGAATTTCGCGATTACCTGGCGAAAGTGGAGGCCGGTAAACTGTCAAAGTACAAGGCCATCCCGACCGAAACCGCCGACGGTCAAAAATTCCGGTCCAAATTGGAGGCGACGTATTACAACCGCGTCCGGCTATTGCAAACCCAGGGCGACCTGATAAAGTTCGAGCGGGAGGTCCGGTTCGAGCTGATCGTCAACGGGCTGATGGTTTGCGCGTACGTGTGCGACTTTATCCTTTACTGGAAAGATGGCCGGATCGAACACATCGACTGCAAAAGCCAGGCGACGATGACCCCGATTTATTCGATCAAAAAGAAGCTCATGATGGCGGTCCACGGGATCGAATTAAAGGAGGTGTACGAATAATCTGGAAACTTATTTTGTATCTTAAACAATGTCTTTTTATATTCACCAAAATTTTTACACGATGGCAAAAGCAGCAAAGAAAAAAGGGCCAGCCTCCGGCGTGCAGGAAGCCCACACCATTGACGTCGAGCACGAGGTCATTGAAACCACAACCGCAACGAACAAGGAAAACGGCGGCGCGATCCTGGTGGACGACCAGACGCGCATTAAAATGGAAATCGCAAAGCTGAACGTCGCCGACGCCGGTATTGCGGTCCTGAAGGAAAAATACGGTACCCTGGTCATCGCCGACGCCAGCGACAAAAAGGGCTACGAAGCCGTTAAGAAAGCATGGAACGAGGTCAGATCCACTCGCACGGCGCTGGAAAAAAAGGGCCTGGAAATTCGCAACCAGTTCAAAGTAATTACCACGGCCGTCAAAGCCGAGGAGGAGCGACTGATCGAAAGCCTGGACCCGCTGGAAACTGACCTTTATAAAAAGTGGAAAGCCATCGACGACGAAAAGGAACGGGCCAAAAAGGAACAGGAGGAGGCCGAACAGAAACAGCTCATGGCCCGCGTTGAGGAGGTCCAGACCCTGGGCATGGCTTTCAAAGATGGTTTTTACCAGATAGGCGACACGATCGCGGTGGACGTGGCCAGCCTTCGCATGTATAACGACGAACAGTACGCAAAGCTGAAAGGCGCCATCGATGCAAAGAAAAAAGAGCTCGACAAGATCGCCGCCGATGCCGCTGAAAAATTGCGCCTGGAAAATGAACAGCGCCAGAAGGAACAGGACGACCTCAAGCGCCAGCAGGATGACCTGAAAAAACAACAGGACCAGCTGCGCGAACAGCAGGAACAGCTGAAACGTGACCAGGATGCCGCCGCTAAAATCAAACGGGACAACCGGATCAATAAACTGGTGGCCCTGGGCATGACTTACAACGAGCGCACTGATCTGTTCGTGCACGATAACGGGTTCAGGACTACCACCCACGGCGGCGCGGATCTGTTCTCCCTGGACGATTACGGGTTCGACGAACATGCGAAAATTATCGCCGGTCACATCACGGACAACATTGCCGACAAGGCAAAACACGACCAGGAGGTGGAAGCTGAACGCCAAGCCCTGGAGAATCACAAAAAGTTCATAGCCGCCACGATGGACCGCGCCGGGCTTAATTTTTCATACACCGCCCAGTCGTTTACCTGGGAGGACAAGAACACTGCCATCGAGGTCACGTTCGCCGAACTGATCCCGCTGACCGAGCCGGAAGTTTCCGAAAAGGCCCAGGCAATCCAGGCCCAGATCGAGGAGGCCAAAAAGGCAACCGCCGCGGCTGATAAAAAAGCCAAAGACGCCGCAGACAAAGAGGCGAAACTGGCCCTCGGTGACAAGGAACGATATCAGCAGGAACACTCAGCCATCGGTGCTGCGGCGCTGAAAATGGTGCCGGGTGAATTTAAGACCAAAAAGTACCAGCAACGTGCCCAGAACTTTCTGGACAGATTAAGCAACCTTTTAATGGAATTTCAATAATGCCAACCTGCGCCTTCCCCCTTTGCAACCGGCACGCCGAAAAAAACGGGTATTGTGTCGGCCACCGGATCTACGCCGCCGACCAGGCGGGTGGAAAGTCCAACGCGTCGAAACCCAAACCGGAGCCCGGTGAAAAAAAAAACCCCGTAAGCGGATCAAAACAAAGTCAAAAAAGCTCGCCAGCCGGGAGCGCCAGTATAAAAAAATCGTGACGGAAATGCTGGCTTTGTCCCAGGTGTGCGAACTTAACACGCCGGATTGCACCAGGGAGGCGCAGGGATTACATCACATGAAAGGCCGCGGGGTCCATTTACTTAACCGCAAATTTTTAAAGCGCGCATGTAACGCATGCAACGGGTACGTCGAAAGGCACCCGGCCTATGCCCTGGAGCATGGGCTATCGGTCAGTCGGCACACAAAACAGTAATTTTTTTATTCACATTTAATCCTCAATTATGGACATCAAAAAGCTACGGCTCCACAAGATGAAAAACGGCAACGGCCTGGAGTTGTCGATCGAACGATCCGGCAACGTCGGCGACAAAGTGACCTGCCTGGAAATCCACAAGGCCATCGTTCACAATGACCTTTATAATGCCGTCCAGGCGCTCGCGGTCCACCTGGCGATCATGGCCTTCCACGTTAAGGACAACGAGGTCGAGGACATTGCGATGCCAGACCCCGCCCGGTTCAAAGATTTTTCCTGCGGTTCTTACAGTATCAGCGGCGAGGAAGAAAAGCGCGGCATCATTATCAGCGGGACCCTGCGCAAAGGTGGCAAGGCCCACAATTTCAACACCCCGTTTTATCGGTTCGAGGAGCCAGACTCCGGCCGGTATGCTTTTATGGGCGACCTGGAGGCCCGTTTGCGCGTGATTGAAACCGAGGTGATCGCTTACCTGGATGGTGTTAAACGTGGCGAAGCTATTCAGCCTGAACTTGGCGAGGGAGGTGCACCAGTTACAAAAATGAAAATCGCGCCGGATCTGACCGATGAAAAAGCCACGGCCGAGGGCAACCTGGTGAAAGGAAAGGACCGCGATAAGTATGCGAACAAGGACGCGATGGCCCGCGTCGCTGAAATGGAAAACGGCGACGGTAAAAAGAAGCCATCCGGTAAAAAGAAAGTTCAGCAAACAGCGGCCACACCGTCCGGGGAGGTGGAGCAATAATGGACAAGCTCGAACGCAACAAGATCTACCAGATGGACTGCCTGGACGGGATCAAAGGGATCGAATCGAACAGCGTCAAGCTGATCGTGTCCGACCCGCCTTACTTTCTGGGCATGACCCACAACGGCCAGCGCGGCTCGTTCGTGGATCTGGCGATCTGTAAACCCTTTTACAAAGAACTTTTCCAGGAATATAAGCGCATCCTGCGGCCCGATGGCGAGGTCTATTTTTTCAGTGACTGGCGCGGATATGCTTTTTATTACCCGCTGTTTGATGCCATCCTGGGCTGCAGGAACCTGATCGTGTGGGACAAGGTGGCCCGGCCTGGGTCCTTTTATTCCTTTCAGCATGAGTTTATCCTGTTCCATTGTGTGGATAATTCCACGACTAAAAAGGGCGGCAATGTATGGCGGTCCAAAGGGTTCAGCGCCGGGGCTAAATCCACTAACGGCGAAAAGGTCCACACCACGCAGAAAACCCTGGAAATAATCGAGAAGATCGTGGTGGAAAACAGCAAGCAGGGCGACCTGGTGGTGGATACGTTCGGCGGATCTGGGACCACGGCCGTGATATGCAAAAAGACCGGGCGCGATTACATAGTTTTTGAACTGGACGAGGACAACTTCGATATAAGTCAGCGACGCGCCGCGCTGTCAGTCCAGGACACGATGTTCAAAAACAGGGGGGAGCGGGAATGATCAGCGAGGTTTATAACCGGGATTGCATGGTGAACATGGGCTGCTACCCCGATGGGTTCTTTGACCTGGCGATCGTTGACCCGCCCTACGGGATCGACGCCAGCAATATGAAACTCGGAGAGGGTGGCGGCCTGTACCGTGCCCCTAAAACTTACAAGCGGGGAAACTGGGATAAGGAACCACCAGATCCCGAATACTTCCGCCAGCTGTTCAGGGTGGCCAAAGACGTGATAATTTTCGGCGCTAATCATTTCATAAGTCGCCTCCCACCGGATCGCCAGGATGCCAGCTGCTGGGTCGTGTGGGATAAGAACAACGGCGAGACATCATTCGCCGACGTGGAGCTGGCCTGGACATCGTTCGACCGTCCCGCGCGGATGGTCAAGTACACATGGTCCGGCTTTATCCAGGGCCGGATGGGTGACGAAAAGGAGGACAAAATTCACCCGACACAAAAACCCGTTTATTTATACCGGTGGCTCCTGAACAAATTCGCGGCGACTAAGGACGGGATTATCACCCACCGCAAAATATTGGACACCCACATGGGCAGCCAGTCGTCCAGGATCGCGGCCCACTTTCTGGGCCTGGACTATTACGAGTGGGAAATCGACCCGGACTACTTTGCGGAGGGCAATAAGCGATACGCCGAGGAAACAGCCCAGCAGTCACTTTTCAACTTTTAATCATGAGCGTCACAACGATCGAATGGACAAAAAGACCGGGGACCGTCGGCGAAACGTGGAACCCCACCACCGGTTGCAATAAGGTGGACCGCGGCTGCAAAAATTGCTACGCCGAAATAATGCACAAGCGCCTCCACGCAATGGGCCAGGCTAAGTATGCCGCCCCTTTCCTGGATGGTGCGAAACCACACCAGGACACCCTGCACATACCGATGGGATGGACAAAGCCGCGCACGGTGTTCGTCAATTCAATGAGCGACCTGTTCCATAAGGATCTGGCGTTCGAGTTCATCCTGGAGGTTTTTCAGGTCATGCAACTGACCCCTTACCACACCTACCTGGTCCTCACAAAGCGCCCGGAGCGCGCCCTGGAGTTCTGGCAATGGATGAAAGAAAAGCAACGCCAGGAAAGTGGTGCGCATGGTGAAGCCTGGCGTCCGCCGCTGAACCTTTGGCTGGGCACCAGTGCCAACGACCAGGAAAGTGCGAACAAACGGGTGCCGATCCTTTTAAAAATTAAAGGGGTCCTCCGTTTCCTTTCCTATGAACCAGCGACCGGCGGCCTGGATCTGACCAGGATCGAGCCGAGCGTCTTTACGCCTACGATCAACGCGCTGACCGGTGTGACCACCTTCGGCGATTACGTGGATCGTGACCACCCACGGCTCCACTGGGTCATATGTGGAGGCGAAAGCGGTCCCAAAGCGGTGCCGATGCATCCCGCGTGGGCGCGACGCGTGCGCGACGATTGCCAGGCTGCTGGCGTCCCTTTTTTCTTTAAACAGTTCGGGGCCTGGGCGCCGTTCACTTTCCTGGATGCCGAGGGCGTGCCGCGGCTGAACTTTGCCAACGATAAAAAAGTTTTTACATTCACCGAGCCAGGCCAGAACATGATCAAGGTCGGAAAGCATAAGTCCGGCCACGAACTCGATGGCCAGGTCTGGCAACAATTTCCAACCACATAAACTGCTGACATCATGCGCAAATTTTGGGAGCGGATCTTAACGGCCGCCCGCGTTCTCTATGCTAAAAACATCATTGTGATCGACGTGGCAACCCAGGCAAAGAATAACCGCCTGGCCGTTACATTGTGGACAACCATCGACAGCGAGGACAGCCAGATCGAATACCTGGACGCGATGGCGAAGGAGCTGAAATATGAACAGCAGCAACGCCGGGAAAAAGTTCGTAAGTTTATGGCCGTAAACAACTGACAATGGCCGGACCTGGATTTTTCGACAATACCGTCATCAAGATCGCGGCCTCGCCGATAGTGGCTGCCACGATCAACGCTGAACTGGCCACCCAGAACACGGCCGGGTACTGGATGACCTCCCTGGAATTTATCGACGCCAACAACGCGGTCGCCCTGTTCGTAAAGACCAACACCGCGGTGACGGCACCGGTGGAGCAAAAGGTGAACCTGGTGACGGCCACGCAGGTCGCCCTGGACGCGGACAAGGCAACGGAAACAGCCGACGGATGGTGGCCCACGGGGATCTTTGTCACGCCAGGCGGCGGGCTCCTGGTCCTTTATTCTTTGCTATTTCCAACTACTTAGCGGTTTTTCATATCGGGGTATAACGAACGGGGACTGCGTAGGTCCCCGTCGTGTTTGTACTATCCAACCACCTTTTTTATAAGTTTTTGGAAACTTTCTTTGTATCGTGTCGCCGGGGCGATTATCTTAGCAGCCTAAACGTAAGACATGAAATACACACTCAACAAAAAGGACACCGGCCGCAAAACTGGCCGTTATCATTACACCGTTACCGACGAAACTGGCGCCATCACTTCGGAGCGCAATAGCGACCGAGACTACGTGGCCTGTACTTTCGACGGTTCATTTTATTTTGGTCGCCTGGATCTTATCGGCGGCGGTGATCATGGAAAGCAGATCAAATACGCCCAGGGCTGGGGTCGTGACGCCAAGATGAAGCTGGTGCCGAACATGCAGCAACCGGACGAGGACCGCCTGGAAAAACTTAACCGGATCGCTTACCTGGCCCCCCAATCTTAACCCATGCAACTGGTCATCAATTTCAGCGGAGGAAAGGACAGCACTGCAATGCTGGCCTTCCTTTGTGAAAAATATCCCGACGTCCCGAAGCGTGTCATCTTTGCCGATACCGGCTGGGAACACGCCGGGACGGAGGACTGGTGCCGCCAGCTGGTGGCCATGTTCGGCCTTACCCTGGACGTGTGCCGGTCGAACACTAAGACCTTCCTATCCATGAGCGAAAGCCGTGGAATGTTCCCAGGGATGCAGCAGCGCCAGTGCACCAGCGACCTGAAACGTGACCCGATAAAAAGCTGGATCATTAACAACATAACGGACCCGGTGGTGATCAACTGCATGGGCATCCGGTCGGAGGAAAGTCCGAACCGGGCGAAAGCTAAAACGCTGGCCAGGAATAAGCGCCAGACGAACAGCCGCCGGACAGTTTGGGATTGGAACCCGATCAAAGACTGGACCGAGGCCCAGGTGTTGCAATACCTGGCGGACCGTGGGCTCCCATTGCATCCGGTCTATTCGTACCTGCGGCGGTTTTCGTGTCGAATGTGCATCTACATGACCCAGCGCGATCGTGAACAGGTGCAAAAACATGACCCGGAGGCGGTCCAGATCATTCACAAGCTGGAGCAAAAAATCGGGTTTTCTTTTTTCCAGGACGGCTACCTGGCCGACCTTTTAAACTTACCCAAATGAAAACTAACCAGATCAAGGTAGGTGAGACTTACATGTTCGTGGCCACTGACAGCCCTGGGCGTAAACACCTGGAGGGCCAGCCGTTCACCGTCGAACGGATCGAGGCCGTGTGGCGTCGCCGGTTCAAACAGTCCAGGAAGGTGAAGCGGTTTTTCAACGAGGACAACGTGGGCGCGCGCGCGGAGGAGCTGGAGCCTTTGGATAGTGAAAAACCTACGGAAAAACCCGCGGACGACGACCTTCCTTTTTAGTAAATCTACGCGGCCAGGCAAATCATTTTAAAAATTATTTTGTTTTAATTTTGTCTCGCCATACTTTTAACCCACAAACGGCAACACAATGAAAAAAACACTTATTACCATCGCGGCTCTGATCATGCTGGCATCATGTTCGAAGCAGTCCGCGGAACTGGCGGCACCAGTGGACCCACCGGTCCAGAAGGAAAAACTTTTTAGCCAGGTCATGCGATACAAAGACGGGCGGACCCCCGCGGTCGATACCGTGTGGACCCTGCGCCTTCAAACCCAGGACATGGTGAACACGTACACCCCGCTCGATGGCTATTTGTACGACGAAACCAGCACCTACCGGAAGGTGGGCGTGCTTTATAGTAAATAGTTTTTTGTCTTACGTGGGACCCAGCCGAGGGGTCCCTTTTTTACTCCCCTATTATGACCAGCAAACTGACCGGCATCCTTACCGACGTTTTTCCCGTCGAGACAACACCCAAATTTTCTAAAAAAGTTTTCTGGCTGAAACAGCCGGACACCGAACGGTACCCGCAACACTGGGAACTCGAACTCCACACGCCTGACATCGAGCGCCTGAAAGGGATCAAAGTCGGCGACGTCCTGGAGTGCGAGGTCGAGATCCGCGGCCGCAAATTCAAACGGCGCGCCGGTGGTGAGGGCATCTTTGTCACCCTGAAATGCACCGGCATCCTGGTGCTGGATAAACTGGACGTGCCAGGGTTCAAAGCCAAAATTAAACCCGGCCGCGAGCACGATGACGACCGAAAAAAGGAACAGGGGGAGCTGCCATTATGATCATGGGCATAATAATCGACCACCACGACCGTGGGATGCTGTTAATAATCGGCCTCCTTCTGGTGTTCGCGCTGATCACCTGGCTCGAAGGTCGTCGCAATAAGTAAACCCGCCCGGAGGTATCCGGGCTTTTTAATATCATGGCTACAAAGAAAAAAGCGGCGCGAAAAAAAGCGCCACCCAAAAAGAAACCGGCCGCCAAAAAGAAGCCGCCAGTCCTGAATCTTAGCGAGTGCAAACCAATGCCCGGACCACACTCGGCATGTGAACTCGCCGCCCGCGTTTACATGGAAGACACGCCCTGGCCGGACTGGATCGCCGACGAATTTAAAGCCCGGCTCGAAAAGGAAATGAGCGAATATCGCACCTTCGTGGACCGGATGAACGCGCCAGCCAAAGATATCGAAACCGTGGTGCGCCGCCTGTTCCACCAGCTGTCCGCCATCCCGGCGATCGACGGACTGAAAGCCGTGGCCCACTTCCTGGATGAAATGAAAGCCCGCAAACAGGCCAACCTGGGCATCGGTGGCCAGGCGGTAAAGCTGGCCCATGAAGCCGAACAAAGCGCCATCGACCAGGCCGACCTCCTGGAGAAGATCCTGGCCGGGAATTACGCTATCATAAAACCAATTTCATCATTCCAAAGCGGTGCCCGTGACACAACCAACCAGCGATCAGCTGACCAGGGAGAAGCCCTTGTTAGTAAGCGTTCCACTAATTAACCCGATCCGCGACCAGTACAAGACCGAAACCCGGCGTTTGGCTGGCCTGGACCAGATCAATGAAAACCCTGACCGGTACACGTTCCTGCGCATGGAATACCTGGACCGGTCCGGGCGTTTCTGGGCGGTGTTCCTGGATGGTGAAACCGGAAACGACGTGACCGTGGCCAGCCGATACGGTGGGCTCGGTACCACGTTGTGGGTCCGCGAGAATTGGTACGCGGGCCAGGGGTACGACCTGACCAAACCGCGGGACCTACCCAGACCCGAACGGTCAAAGATCCTGCACGGGTTCATGGCCGAAGGCGACAAGCCGGTATGGGCTGGGAAAACCCGCCCAGGAATCCACATGCCGCGATGGATGGCCCGGTACATACTGACCAACCAGGACACCCATCCGCAACGGCTGCACGACATCACCGAGGCCGACGCGAAACGCGAGGGCGTCGAGCGGGGAATTTTGCGCGACGGTCCGAACACTGAAAAGGGCGAGTTCCAACTTGAGCTCACCTGTAAAGGCAGCCCAATCGGCACTTTCCTGGACGGGTTCAAATTCACATGGATGCAATTAAACGGCCGGCCCAGCTGGGATATCAACCCCTGGGTCTGGGTCATTAAATTCACGCTAAACCCCTGACAAATGAAACAGCTGAACATCATCGAGCTGGGCTATGCCACCTGGGTGGATCTTTACCAGGACCTGCGCGCCCAGGGATTACAGGACGAAAAGCACATCGCCCTCACCTGGGCGGATGCTGAAAGCCAGGAGGACCGGGACCGGCCGGACGTGAACATGCCGATGGCCCAGGTCCAGGCCAACGCGTTCGCCGAACTTTATGACCGTTTACCTTTGCCTGGCACGATCGAGCTGATCACCGACATGATAAGACAATCCAACATCACGGGCCTCCCAGTGGACCCGTCGGTGCTGGAATTTTTAACCAAACTCCCCACACGATCCGAATGATCACCTTCTTCGATACCGAAACAACCGGACTCCCCAAAGACTGGAAAGCGCCCATGACAGACCTGGAAAACTGGCCCCGTGTCATTCAGCTGGCCTGGATGACCTGCGACCTTAAAGGCGAAATATTAAGCCAGCGCGAGCTGCTGATCAAACCGGACGGCTGGGAGATCCCGGTCGATAAGTTCTGGATCGAGCACGGGTTCAACACGCCCACCAGTATGCTGAACGGTGTGCCACTGCCTGGCGCGCTGCAGGACTTTTGCCAGGACCTGGAGCAGTCCGTGTACCTGGTCAGCCATAACATGGACTTCGATCACAAGGTGCTCGGCGCCGAAATGATCCGGTACGACGTAAAGGGCAAGCGCCTGGTGAAAATTTGCACGAAAGAGGCCAGCACCGAATGGGCTAAAATTCCGTTTTTCAACCAGGGCCACCGGTCCAGCTATTCCAGGATGGCCCAGCGATACAAGTGGCCAAAGCTGGAGGAGCTTTACCTGAAACTTTTCGGCCGCGACTTTGACAATAAACACCAGGCGGGTGGCGACGTTCACGCGCTGAAGGAGTGCTTTTTTGAACTGGTTCGCATCGGCGTGATCCAGCTGGACCCTGAACACCGTATCGCATGAGCACCAAGTTGAAAATATGGACCGCCTGGAATAAGGAACCCAGGGAGAGAATGTTCTGGGAGGACCCACCTGTGATCGTTCGGCCGCCGTTGGTCCAGGTGCGCGTTTACCTGGAATTACTGGACGAACACGGCCGCAAAGGTGTGACGCTGATCTGGCAAATGGAAGCCTACGAGGACCATGACGAGCCATGCATGCGCCACAATATGCTGGCCAGCACAAGGTGGGAGCGCCAGTACCACATCAACGGCAACCCGGACCCGCGCAATATCACGGCCATCGAGGTGGACGATCCCACCGGACTGCTGAAATGGCTATGCCCTGGCCAGGACCTCAAAGACTTTTTTAATGCCCAAAATCAAAACCTTTTAAATGACAAATCTTTACGACTTCCTGCGCCACATTAAGGCCCAGGCGGACCGCGCGGTACCTGGCGCCGCCCCGTTGAGCCAGGATCTTTACATCACGATGACCGATGCCGACCGTGACTGGCTGACCCAGTACATGCAATCGCCGGACGTTCAGATCCACTTCAAAGCCAAAGACACCGGCAACAAAGACGCCCAGGGCGAACCGATCATGGAGCTGGACCTGGCGATCGCTGGCGACCCGTTCGAGGTCTTTGCCCTATTGTGCGAGGCCATGATCAACAACTATCAATTTGCCCAGATGGTCCAGCAAGCCGTGGGCTTTTACCGGGATCACATACCGACCTGCCCGATCTGTGCACCTAAACACTTCGGCAATAAAGAGCCGGAGAAAACCTGGATTTTTTCACACAATAAACCCGATACAGATGGACAAAAGTAAACCTCCCTCAATGGGCACGGGTGAACAGAACCCGAAGCTCGAAATGGCCGCCAAAGAAATCGCGGACATACTTAAAAAGCACGACATCGCTGGCGTCGTTCAGCTATACACGCCAGGCTTCAACAAGTACACCATGAACATCGCGCCCAGCTTTTCAGTCGTGGCCGTGGACGAGGTGGGCCGCCTGAAGATCACCCAGCCGATCGTGGAAAGCCAGGACGAGGAGGCCAGCAAAGCGCGCATCCTGGAAACGGTTCGCATGCTGGCGAACATTCGCATCTATCTGGGCCGGTTGACCATGACCATGACCCAAAGCGAGATGGCCGTCCGGTCATTTTTCAAGATAGCACCGCCGGAAAACGGTGTAAACAATTTGCCATTTAAAAACTGATCAACGCATGAAACTGAAACCCACGGACATCATTTTTAAAGTCGAGCACCAGTTCACGCTATACCTCCAGCGGTGTGGCGTGAGCCGTGCATCCTTACCCGCGGACCAATACAGTGAAATCCGCAAAGCGTTCTACGGCGCTGCCGGTCAGATCTTTTTTTTAATGGCCCAGGACATACCGACCCTGCCCGGCGGGTCATACATTCCGGTCCTGGAGAATATCCAGGCCGAAATTCAAAAGTTTTGGACCGATGAAACCGAGCGCCATAAGAAGGGCCACCTGGAATACGCAGGGCAAATGCTTTGCGCGTGCCCGTGTGGATGGAAGGGCACGGTTGCGGATCTTACCAAACCGGTGAAAGGCGCCGCCGATGACCGGTGCGCATGCCCTAAGTGTGGCAACCTGGAGCTACTGGTCCCGGAGGAGGTCGCGTACGTTAAGCCCTGGCGCCCGGTCCTGGTGGACCCGAAAGCCTTTTATACCCACGACGCCTACGGTATTACCGACGCCCGGCGCCTGGAATTATCCGACCAGATGGCTACGATCCACGGGGAAATGCTGGGCGCCATTACGCCCGTCCATCACCGGCTCGATCGCCTGGCGGACATTTGCAACACGGCCGCGGAGTATGCGTATTGCATCCATGTGGACACGATCTTCCTGGAAAGAAACCGGGCGAACTTATGACCGCCATACTGTTCGAGGTCTATCCAAAGCGCGCCCTCCACGAACCGATCGACACCCTGGTCCTCCTGGATCGCGACACCAGCCTAAAGAAAGCCCGCGCCAGCGCCAGGCAATGGGGTGGCGTCGTGCTGAAAATCCGGGCTAAGATCCTGACCAAAAACCCGCTCACCAGGGAGGTCATCACCCAGGAGGTGGTGTTCGTTCACAAGCCCAGGAAACCGGTCAGCGATGAACGTGACCAGATTACCCGCAAACAGCTGATGGGCAAGCTGCGCCAAAATAATAAAAGCCTTTACCGGGGTTTTCGACGGTAGCACAATCATGCGAAAGATCAAAATAACCGGGCTTTGCATCGTTCTGGGTGCCGCCCTGGGCATCGGCGTCGGCGCCCTGGTGATGCTGGCAATGAAAAACACCGGCGGCCTGATACTGGCCAGGGACATCGTGGGCATCCGGTTCGGCTTTCCGGTCCTGGGAGCCTGGGTGGGATATTACGTGGGCCACTGGATCGCCGACAACTGGAAACCATAATTTTCAACATTCAAAAATCGGACAGGGCTTGCCGCCTGTTTTGGAATTGGCGGCAGTCAGACCATGTATAGGTGAAGATGCCGTGATAGGTGCAGTTAGGGGTTGATTTTCAGCCAAAATAGCGGCAAACCCCATGTTGCAAGTCAGGCCACGGGTAATTGAGGGGTAGTTCTTTGAAATTGAGGGGTAAAATTATTTTAAAAATAGTTTGCAAAATATTTGATTGGTATCAAAAATGATACTATATTTAATATATCAATTCAAACAAAAAGAGGCGGCAACTCTATAATCACGGCGAAAAACAAAATGACTACAATTAATAAAATTCCGTCTGAAGTTTCTTCAGCAATTCACAACAATCGTTTAGTTTCAAAAAGAGTGCAGGAACTTAGAGAAAAAGGCTTCTACGTTGCAGAAAGAAGAATGGGTGCCGGTGGTGTTTTTCAGTTTAAAACAGTAGGGAAAGAAACACGCATCCAAATTGGATACGGACATGGTCGTTATAATTATGCAATGTGTGTAATCCTTTAAACTTTTCAATATGCAAATAGAATATTTACAAGGAGAAAACGCCCTGAGAAATTCGGGGCATCCTTTAAACGAAGGTGAAGCATTTGTTTTCGTTGATGGGAAGCAAGTGAAAAATGAAATTATAGACAGATTTGATATTAAGGGTTACTATGTTGGCGAACGTGTAACAGGATTGACCGGAAAATTAATTGTAAACCTTTATAAAATTTCTATTGATTTAATCGAAAAGTTTAATGAGCATGTTCCTGGATTAAAGTTTACTGATTTAGATGATAAAGAAAGTTATATTGAATTTGCTCTAATACCTTCAACTGTTCATCAATTTGATGGATCAACCAAAGACGATTGGTATATCAGCGAAAGATTAAATGATGAAATGTATACCCGTCCTTCAAAAAGATATAAATCAAAAATGCAGCGACTTAATAAAGAATGGGGCGAAAGTGAGATTAATAACGAACAAGCAAATTGATATGACAGACAAACAACTTAATGAAGATCGTTTAAAAATAGCCGCATTCATTCAAAAAAGACGTAACGAATTAGGCATTTCACAGGCTGCACTTGCTGAACTAACAGGAATGGGAATTGCTACTATTAAAAGGTTTGAAAGTGGTAAATTCTGGCTTAACATGAAGCAATATATTTTACTTCGGAACGCATTACAGTTGCCTACTTCTTTTTAATTTCTCCCCTCAATTTTGTTTTATAAAGTCACTGCCCGAAAGAGCAGACTGGTAGTGGCTTGCTTGCAACAACACTATGACAGGTGCACAACTTATCGCCGACGAACGGCGCGAACAGATCTACCGACACAAACGGACCATCGCCAACGACGTGGCCACGAACACCAGCAACGAACTTGAAACAGCGGCGCAACGATTACTCACCCAGGTGCTGGGAAAGAGCGGGCACTATCCGGCGTGGCCCGAACACTGGGACGCGGCCATTTGCGACAAGATGGACGCAAAGACCGACTTCGAAAAGATCCAGATCGCTGGCGCTTTCCTGGCCGCGGCCCTGGATCGTCGAATGGCAACCGGCTGCGGACCCGGCAAAGCCTACGACGAATTTACCCAGGCGGTCCGGCCGCTGATCGAGTACCTGGCCCAGAACCATCACCCACACCACACGGCGATCGTCACCAACACCGGCGCCGAATTATTGGAGGGCCAGAAATCGACCGGCAAGATCATGGACTACATACAAGACTGACACGCGGGAGGGCAAATGGAATGCCCTGGGCACCTGGTGGAATAATGCACCGCCAGGGTAAACAACCGCGGGAGTTCAACACGGGCCGAATATTTCCGAATGAATAAGCGGCTCGCTCCCTGCGCCATAATAACCTAAGCATACGCCCCGCCGGTGGTCCCGGCTTTACAGCCCGCCTCTGCAAGTGAGCCCTTCCTTCGGGAGGGGCTTTTTTCGTCATTTGCAACTTCGCCCCCTTTTTGAACATTTGCCCCGCCCATTGTATCACTTTCTGCTATTTTTCGCACGCAAACCGTCGTTTTTGTGCACTTTTGGCCGCGTCGTTTTTTCCCGTTAAGTTTGTTCTACGAGCAATCAACACGGCGGAGCACTATGGCGGACGACCAGATCCCAGACACAATCCCAAAAAAGGCGCTCAAAGTTAAAGGTGGCAACCCTTTCGCGAGCGGCTTCAAACCCAATGGAAAACGAAGGGCCAACGCGTCGGCGTCGTACCTGACAAAGCGGTCCCTTTTGAAACAGATGCTGGAGGTGGACATTACGATCCAGGACCTGCCGACAGCGATGGCGGATGAATTGCGGCGGATCTTACCGGGATGGTTCGACAACGTGGAGCGCAAATTCAACATGCGCCAGATCATGGAGCTGGTCCAATTTCAGCTCCTGTTTTCAAAGTCGGATTATGTGAAACAGGATGCCATCAACGCGATCAAAGACCGGGTCGAGGGCAAAGCGGTCCAGAAGGTCCAGGTGGAAGCGGCGGAGGCCGAACCGACCGAGATCGTGTTACCAGGTGGCCGCAGGATTATCATTTAAACCCTTTTTATATGTTAGCGATCAACTTCGACGGGGCCAGGGAAATCGGAAAGCCGCCCAGTATGACGGACGAACAATGCAGCGGGCTGCCGATATTCCAGGCCGTTATGGATAGGGCCGAGGACCCTCCGGGGTATGCGTTCGCCGGGTTCGCGCACCAGGGCATCATTGACGGCCCGCCGTACCCGTTCACATTATCGGCCTGGATGCCCAGCAAAGAGGACCGGGAGGCGATCATGGCGGGGCGCCCGATCTGGGTGCGCTTTTTGTCCCATGTGGTGTTCCCGATGGCTATGTTCACACTGGACGACGCCGGGGAAATTAACCAGTAAACCCTTCAACCATGCAAATGAACCGCCGCGCTAAATTTATCTGCCACATGACCGTCCTAATGGGCATCATGCTGGCCGTTTCCATCGCTATCAAAATGCGCTTTTACGCCCAGCTCGTAATTTGGGGCCTGTTCGCTTATATCATTGCCAAAGAGGTCATCGACTACCTGCGGGAAAACCGGGCACGACGCCGGTGCCAGCGGTGGCCGATCACTTTTATTTATTCACACTTTAAAATCAAAGGAACCGCTATGAGTTTCCAACTACACACGGACGAGGTGTTGCCCTTTAAATTAGGCAAACCCGTCGATTCAACTGGCGCGGACGCGGAAGTTGAAGAGGGCTCCCTGGTCATTGAATCCAGCGACCCGACAGTTTTCACAATCGAACAGGACCCCGACTTCCCGGAGGACCCCTACGCGGGTCTTATCGTTAGCCAGGGCGAGGGCACGGCCACGCTGAAAGCGAAAGCCGACGCCGACCTGGGCGAAGGGGTGGAAGAAATCACCCTCGAAGTTGAGGGTCAGATCCTGGCTGCTGGTGCCGTGGGCTTTGCGCCCTGGGCCTTCGGTACGCCGAGGAAAAAAACGCAGCCAGCTGAAAGCCCACAAGGGTAAGGGCTGAACCCTGCGCAGGGTCCGGCGTCGTGATGGCGCCGGGCCTTTTTTTATTCGTGTCACGAGCGGCAATTTGTTGACACGGATGGCATCACCAGCGGACGATATCACCTACATCATTGACCAGCTGACCGGCATCGGTTCGGTCCTGGATGAACTGACCCTATTACGGGCCACCCTGCGCCTATACGCGGAAGGGATGGACCCAGCGGACGCGGTGGCCAGGGCGTGCGAAATGTTAAGCCACTCAATCACGAAAACCCCGCTCCCATGATCACGGCCGACCTGACAAAGAACCCCAAACAAACCAATTTTTTCGACCTGGTGCTCGCCGCGGCTTTTGGCGACGTGGACTACCGCTACCTGTTCTACGGTGGCGCCATCCGGGGCGGTAAGACATTCGCCAGCCTGGTCACGCTGATCATATTGTGCCGGATCTTTCCTGGTTCGAAGTGGTACGTGTTGCGTAAAAGTTTTACCAATATCCAGGAAACGACCCTCCCCACGATGGGCAAAATACTGGGCAAATCACCGAACTGGAAATGGAACCGGGACAAGTCCAATTTCTTTGTGGAGAACATTAAGTACGGCTCCCGGATCTATTTCGCGGGCGAGGAGTTCAACCGCGACAAGGAGCTCACCTGGATGCTGGGTCTGGAATGTAACGGCTTTTTTTTGGAACAGGTCGAGGAGCTCCAGGAAAAGACTTTTGAAATGTGTATAAGCCGCGCCGGGTCGTGGATAATCGACTGCATGCCGACGCCGCTGATCCTGGGAACATTCAACCCGACGATGACCTGGGTGCGCACGCGCGTGTATTTACCGTGGCAGGAGAAGTGCCTGGTGGCGCCGTACTATTACCAGGATGCCAGCCCACACGATAACCCCTGGGTAACAGCTGAACAGTGGAAAAACTGGGGAAACATGGACGACCAGTTATACAGCCAGTTCATCGACGGCTCCTGGGAATTTGCCAAACCGGCCAACGTGTTCGCGTACGCGTTCGACGAAAAGAAGCACCACCTGGAATGTGGCTACGACAGCGACCACCACCTGTTTGCGTCGTTCGATTTTAACGTGGAACCGATCACCTGCCTATTCGCCCAGCACGACACCGAATGGGCTCACATCTTTAAAGAATTTCGGCTGCTGAACTCGGACATATGGGCGCTGACCGATCACATCATTGCCAACTTCCCGGACGCCTTTTTTATGGTGACGGGTGACGCCAGTGGCCAGGCCCGGAGCGCGATCAGCAAAGGGAACCGGACCTATTACCAGATCATTCGCCAGCAGCTGGTCCTGGGCACCACCCAGGTGAAAGTACCGCGCGCGAACCCGTCCATCCGCAACACGCGCGTGCTGACAAATTCGCTATTTTCAAAACACCCAGGGTACCGGATCAACACCAGGCAATGCCCACACCTGACCACGGATCTGAACAGCGTGGTGGTGGGCGACAATGGCGAGATCGACAAGGCAAACGACAAAAGGAAAACCCACCTGCTGGACTGTTTGCGCTATTACAACTGGACCTTTCACCGGGATTTTTTAGATAATTCGTTGTACCAATACCTCGGCAACGATTAACTTCGGC